AAGATTTTTTGACTCAATATTATATGGAAATCCATATAGAAAAATGCAGTGGCACGAAGCTTGTAAAATGCCAGATGGAAGGTGGAGGTTAACTCAATGATAAAAATTATATTATTAACTTTGGTATTAATGATACCAACTGAACAACCTAAAACAGAATTAAAAGCAATGGATGAATTTTTTGATAGACTATTGCAAAATGCAACACCAATAGATAAACAATGTTTGAAATATGAAGATTGTCCTAAATGGAGTGGCAATCCAGATACTAAAGTTTATTATGACTTAATGAAACTGAAGAACGGCTCTGGGATTATTGCTAAATCAGACTTCAATTGGAATGTTCATTTATATCTATGCCATCAGAATAAGTTGTTGGATAGTATAAACGGTGAAGGTGCATTTGAAAGACTTGCACTCATTTCAGCAAAAGACGGAATGATACCTTGTCCAATAGGAGTACATCCTGATTGGGATTATGATTGGGAAAGTCATATATTAAACGCAAGAGCGGAGAAGGCACAATGAAGAATCATTTTAACAGAATTATAATATTTACATTTGCAATCATAGCATTAATGTTAATTGCTAACATAACATTTGCTGAAGATTCATTTGAAAATACAATTAAAAAAATAAACATATTAGAAAATGGGGACAATAAAGTTGAATATGATAAAATACAACCTATCAAAGACCAATATTGTTTCATAAAAGTAAAAATTACAGAAGTTGATGGAGAAATCATCAAAGAAGAAGTTGTTGAATGTGCTGATGGTAGAAAGGTGTATGATGGACCAAGTTATTGGGAGTTATTCGCTATGTTTTATTATGGTGATATGAATACACCTGCCTATTGTAGGCATTATGAACGACCTAAACACGCATACCATAAACCTGGGAAAGTTTGTTTAGATAAAAATGGAAACTGGGAGGTAAGAAAATAATGATACGAGGTATAATAACCCTAGTAATACTATGGATAATCATAGCATTTGCTTGGGATCCATTTGTATCAACAGTTGAGAAAACACAGGCTGTTGACAAAACTAAGGAATTAGTATATAATGTGTTTAATAAAGTGAAGGAGAAAGTGAAAAATGAGTAAAGTACTCAAATATATAATAATTGGTTTATTAGGTATCACGCTTGCAAATTGTTCAAGTAATACTTATAAAATCAAAAAAGAAAGTAAGAACCAGGTACTAAAAGTTCCTTCTTGGTATATGAAAGATTATTCCGAGAATAAAGAATGTGGTACTAAAATGTTCGGCAAAAAGAAAGACAAAAAATGTGTCTTCGGTGTCGGAACTTCTACATCACCTGACCTAGAATTGGCAATTGACAAGGCGACAATGATCGCTAAGGCTGAAGTTGCTGATAAAATAAAAGGTGAGATGAATAAGAAGGCAAAGATTTTTACTACCGAGTTAGGTAAATCTCAAACTAAAACTGTTGTAACTGATGTTGAAACAACTATAGTAAACATTATTAAGAATACACCAGTACGTGGTTATGAAGTATTTAAGCAAGAGGTAACTTTAACGAAAAATGGTTACTACCGTGCTTGGATAGGATTAAGATTACCTATGGGACCATACAATAAGATGTACAACTATTCTATGGAAGAAATAGTTGACGCTTACCAGTTAAAAGAACTGGCTAAGAAATCGTATGACGAAGTAGAAATAATTGCTACCAATGAGCAATAAAATCCAAATATACTCAAAGCCTAACTGTCAGTATTGTACAAAAACAAAACAACTGATTAAGACTTTAGGCTTTGAATACGAAGAAAAAATGTTTGGGAAAGATTTTAATACACCTGAAGAACTGTATGAGGCGATAGGTAAACGAGTACGAACTATGCCTCAAATAGTTATAGGAAAGAAACACATCGGCGGCTATAACGAACTAATTGAATATTTTGCAGACCAAGGACTTGTTAATTATAAAGGTGAAATTATAAGAAATGCTGATGTCAGATAATCCAAAAGACCCTAAAAAACCAATTAAAGGAAAAGATAACATAATAATCTTTCCTAAAATACCAATTAGACGAAATCCACCATCACAAGAAGATGAAAAAAGACAAGAGCAAATAAGAGTACAACATAATAAAATATTTGTACAGGCTATTAGTGAAGAAATTACACAAATAGTTTTATTAAGAATGAAAGATGAAAATTTTAATCTAACAGCCCCAACTTTTTTAAAAGATTATAAACTATTTTCAGAAGCATTAAAATCTATGATATTAAGACAAGTAAAAATTAACCACCCTCTACAACCAAGAGTGGATAGGTCCGTAACAACAAAAGGTCAAGGTAAAGACCTATATTCAATTACAATTGATTATGACAAATTTTAAGAATTCCATAAAGCACTTTGGGATAGTTATTGAACGTGGCAACTTTAATAACTTTTATAATAATGCCAAAATAATAGAAGGAGTTTAAACAATGTTTAAATTTTTATTTAGAAACGACTCATTAAGAGTTGTATCAAAAGCTAAAAGAAAATCTACTAGAGGTAGAAAAACTTTATCAAAAAGAGTTAAAGTTTTAAATCTTTTATCAAAAGGAGAATCGGTTACTTGGAAAACTTTAAGAAACAGATTCGATTTAGTGTCTCCAAGAGCACTAGTTGACACATTGAGATCAGAAGGCAATATGATCTATGTGAACAAAACAGCAAAAGGAACATCTTATAGAATAGGTGAACCTACAAAAGCGATAATCGCTGCTGGGATCAAAAAACTATACGGTACGCCGTATGCTTACTCTGCTTAATTTTAGTTAAGTATAAATAGATGTAGGGCGGTTTACTGCCCTACATTGAAATAGATAACAAAATGAGGAGGCAAATATGCCAATAACAACACAAGCAATCAATCAAATGAATAAGCAATACGCAGGATCTTCTGCTCCATTGCTACACGAAATCTTAACAAAAGTTAACAACGCAAAAGACAAACCACTAAAGATAAAAGTATTAAAAGACAACGATTCAGTACCTTTAAGACAAGTTTTAAAAGGTGCTTTTGATCCTAGTATTGAGTGGGATTTACCAGATGGTACTCCACCATACAAAGAAAATGACGCACCAGCAGGTACAGAACACACAACTTTATATACTGAAGCAAGAAAATTATGGCACTTTGTAAAGGGTGCAGATAACAAACTTGCTAAATCTAAAAAAGAAATGATGTTTATCCAACTACTTGAAGGATTACACGCTGAAGACGCTAAACTTATGATTGCAGTTAAAGAACACTCACTCAATCTACGGTACAAAGGTCTAACAGACGCTGTGGTTAAAGAAGCATTTGGATGGAACGCAGATTACAAAACTTCATAATATAAATATCTTTAGAGTGATTCTATAGAATACAACTATAGGGTGTGAGAACAAAAGTAGAACATTCTACTTGACAATCTGTCGCACCCTATTTTCCCTTTGATTTACAACATAAAAAACGGACAAAATACACCATTTTTTGCTTGTTTTATTGACCTAATTCTGTTATAATAGTAGTATAAATGAGAGAAAAACTTATAAATTACATTATGAAAGGAGGGATGTATTAATGAGAAGAACTATATTTATTTTTTGGTTAGTTTTTATATACATTTGGTCATTTAGCATTTTTAATGCAGTGAAGGCGTCTGATTATAGCAAGGCAGTTATTGGCCACGTTATATCTGAAACCATTAAAGGAACTGATATTGATAAGTCTGCTATATTAGAGCAAGAGTTACATAAACTTGCTCATAGATATACAATTGATATGCTTAATATTATTCAAACACATTTGCCTGATATTTTAGAAGGCATTGCTGCTGGTTTAAGACAAAAAGCAGATAAGAAGCGTAAAGAGGAATTATTGAATGCCAAAAAGAACTAGTACAAAAAAACAATTAAAAGTCCAGAAGTTAAAGAAGAAATTGAAAAAAGTATTTTCTGTAAAAAGAAAATATCTCACCAAGTATAAAGATATTAAAGTTTGGTTTAAACATATTAATGACACCGTATTTGAAGGTAAACTATCACCATTCGGGCAGGTAGAAATAAAAAATTTAGCAAAAGAAAAATGTATAGGACAAGTAGTGACCTTGGAATGGAAAAGAAAAGGAACAAGACTTTTTAGATTAGAGATGTTACCTGACTATCCTGAAAAGAAGGATTTTTTAGATACTTTGGTACACGAAATGGTACATTTATATCAAATGCAAAATTTAGGAGATACAGGAAACCATAACGATTTGTTTTGGTCATTTCAACCAAAAGTGAGTTATATTGGATTACAACTTTAACATAGAAAGATATATTATGAGTAGATTAGATAAAAATCACATTGATGAATGGTTAAAGGAAGAAATTAAAAAAGGTATCGCCATCTGTAATGAAGTATTAAATAATGGAGTACGTGAATGGGAGTTATATTATACAGGTCATTTATCAAATGACATATTAAACAATTTTCCAGGAAGAACTAGTAAAAAGATATTTAAAGGCTATAGAGAGGTTTTAAATAATAACCATCTTGTGTTTATACAAAAGAAAATTGAACCAGGTGGTTTTGAATATTTTGTCAGAAAGGCTATAAAATGAAATTATTGAAAAGACATAAAGACATATTAAATAAATTGATTAAAGGTAAAGGTCAGTTTATTACAGATAGAATTAAAAAAGAACAAACAGATGGTAGTACGTTATCAGATGTTGTTAAATTATACTTACAAGGTTTGTTAACCTTTCAAAGAGAATATGATATACCGTGGGTTGGACCTTCAAATGAACATAAGGTTAGATATAAATGGTATGTTATTACAATTGATAAAAAGAAAACAATAAAAGATTTAAAACAGGTGATTAAAAATGGCCAAATTTAACTGGCAGAAAGCATTAGATAGGTCTTGGGTTTTAACTAAAGCATTTGCTGTACTATGTATTATGTGTGGTGTTGCTTTTACGTTGGGTACTTTCTATCCCAATCAAACTGCTGTGAAGAACGTCAATTTAAAATTGGATAAGTTTTATATGCAGAAGATAAAAGATATGGACCTACGAGAACCTGAATTTACATACAATAACGATATTCAATTTGTACGTGCTATGCACAAATGTATAAATTATATAAATTTTTCATTACCTAAAAATAGTAGAGTCCCATATGAGATGATTATAGGTCAGGCCGCATTAGAGTCAGGTTGGGGAACTAGTAGATTTGGAACAGAAGGTAATAATTTATTCGGGATAAGAACTTGGACCAAAGAAGTGCCACACCTTATGCCTTTAGGTATTAAGAAATGGCCTGGTTGGGGTGTTAAAATTTTTGCTAGTAAGTGTGATAGTGTAAAAGAATATATTAGATTATTAAATGAACATCTTGCTTATAAAGAATTTAGAGAAATCAGAGCAAATATGCTTAAACAAAATAAACAATTAGATAGTTTGGTCTTAATAAAGACACTTGATAAATTTTCTACAACTGCTGACTATGATAAAAGAGTTACTAGAATGATTATGAAGATAAGAAAGATGGAAGAAAATAATGAATAATGGATATTATGCAGTTGCATTGGATAAACAATCCTGCAATGTTGTAAAGAGAAATGCAACAATGGATGTTGTAGTTGGTGACCATATTACACTTGCATATAAACCAAACAATAAAACTTTTGAAAAGTTGAATAAATTGTGTGGTAAAAAAGTTGATGTTTATATTAAAGAAAAAAGAGCAAATAATAATATAGAGGCATTTTGGTTAAATGGTATGTACTTAACTGAAACATATAAAAAATTAAAAAGAGTTGATAAAGGACCAGCACATATTACAATATCACATAAGAAGGGTTTTAAATCAGGTGACGCAAATACAATGTTTAAAAATCCAACTTATAAACAAGATTTACAAACTGAAATGGAATATTTACAAGGCAAAATTAAATGGATCATCAATTAATATTATTGGGAGTGATTGGAATTCTTTTAACTATAATTGGATTCGGTATTGCTTTACATATTGGAAGTAAATTAAATAAACCAAAAGTAGAATTAACAGAAGTACAAAAATCATTAAAAGATTTATTAATTAAAAATGGAAAGGAAGATATTGACTAATGAAATTTACATATTATAATCAGACGGTTGATTTATTACTAGACTTAGATAGGATTGTTGTTAAAGTATCTGGTGGATTAGATTCTGCTTCATTACTATTCCTATTATGCAAATATTTCCCAAAAATTGAAAAACATATATTTACAGGAGATGATGTAAATCATCCATTTGATGCAATAAATGCTGAAAATGTTGTTGAGTATATTATGAAAAAAATACCAAATCATAATATAAAATCTCATGATTTCATGGAGTATGATGACACTGATCCTAAAATATTAGAAAAGATGGCATTAATAGTTAAAGAACGGCCAGAATATCGTGATGAATTTCCTTTTTTAAAAAAAGAAGATAAATCAGTATATGGTAAAAATGAAATAACAAATGAAGAAGTATTCCTTGGAAAAATAGCAAAACCATATATAAACGAAAGAAATGTAAGAATTGTAATGAAAAAATATAATTGCAAGCGTAATATGTCTGGCATGACTTCAAATCCTCCTAATAAAGAAATGAAACGATTAGGATTTTATCATTTATCCGAAAAAAAAAGAAATGAAGATCAAATTGGTTCAGAAATAGGAGCTAAAGTTTGGGGAAAAATAACTTATCAACCTTTCCTTGTGGCTAATAAATTGTTTGTTAAAGGTATATTAGAAAAACATAATATATTAGATGAAATTTTTCCTTTAACTGGTTCTTGTACTGGTGGTGCAACCATTACGAAATTGTGGACAAAACCATGTGAAGAATGTTTTTGGTGTTACGAAAAAAAATGGGCATTTGGTAAATACTAATGAAAAAATTAAAAAAGTTAATAGTACTTATTGATTATATTGGTCATCCATCAATGAATGGAGCTTATTTAAATGACAGAAGATTTGATGCTCTTCATGTGTTATTACGTGATGATAAAGATTCTTCTTTTCATGTGTTATTACGTGATGGTAAAGAATCTGAAAAAGTAATTGTTTCTATAGGACATATAGAAAAAAAACATGGTGATTTGCAACAGTATAAAAAATACAATGAAAAGTTTTTAGAACTTAAAAAAATAGCTAATCACCGCGGAAGAAAAGTAAAATGGATAGATATAAAAGAAGATATATCAGTATCCAATTTAATAAAAGAACTTGAAGAATTTTATGGTTATATTATTAATCCAAAATATACTGAAATAACTATTGGTGGAACAAACTTATCGGGTTGCCTTTTAGATGCTAAAGAAACTTGCGTTTCGACATTGGCAAAATTTGGATTTAAAATTAATTTAATACTTCCAATGTGTGCAGAAGCTTCAAATTCTGGTATAAATGATTTAGAAAAAACATGGAAGGCATTAAGTATAGTTTATAAACACTTAAAAGATAATGAATTAATAAGTAAAGTAGACTTTGTTTATCTACGAGAAGAAATTGTCGTTTACAAATAGCTAAATGAAAAAAACTATTAAACAACAAATTGAAGATGATGAAATTTACTTTTGTCATATGCCATGGACTATGGTATATAGTGAAGTAGATGGATATTGGCAAACTTGTTGTCATGCCCAAAATACTCAACGACTTGGTTTACCAGACAACCTAAACAACCTAAAAGTAACAAATACCTCGCCGGAACAGTGGATGAAATCTGATTTTCAAAACAAGCTTCGTGATGAAATGTTAGACCCAAATTCTGATCATAAAATAATTAATGAAGTTTGTAGAAGGTGTAAAACAGAAGAAAAAAAATATGGAGAGTCTAGAAGATTAAGAAAAATGAGAAGTATGCTTACAAATAAAAAATACCATTCTGATATAATGAAAGCTGTTGAAATGTATAAAATATCGGGTGGATTTGATTTCTATGAAAGAATACTTGAAACACAAGTAAAAGTATTTGGTATGGAGTGTAATTTAGATTGCCATATGTGTCCACCAAGATATTCTACAACTAGACAAAAAACACAACTTGATGATAGTATGAGTAGTGAAAAAATTTACGGAAAAATAGAAAGATTAAAAAGATTTACTAAAATTACAGCAGATAATGAAAAAGTCGATATGATGCAAGACTTAAAAGATTTAGCTCCTTATACCCACAATGTAAAAATTATTGGAGGGGAGCCTTTAGTAATGAAAAAACAATTTGAATATTTGCAAATATTAATTGATACAGGCCATTCAAAAAATATCACTATTAAGTATCAAACAAATATGACAAAGCTTGGAAATAAGAAACATAGAGTAATAGATTTTATTCCCCATTTTAAACAATTTACATTTACAGCTTCTTTGGATAGTATGGGTGATGCAATTGAATATTGTCGTAGAAGGACAAAATGGAATGAAATATTAGATAATATAAAAGTTGTAAAAAAGTATCCTAATGTTATTGTAGATGCAAATTCTACTATGGGATTTTTAAGTATTTTAAGATTTTATGAATTTTTAGAATGGGCAGAAAATTTTGAATTAATAGATAAAATACAAAGTGTATATGCTTTGGAAAGACCACCAAACTTTCAAGTAAAAAATTTGCCTCAAAAAATAAAAGATAATCTTATTCCAAATTATGAAAAATGGCCACATATTCAAAAAATGCTTAAACAGCCTTCTGATAGATTTGGTACACCAGAATCCCTTAAAGATACCTTTGAATATCTTTTGAAACAAGACAATTATTATAAGGGAACAAAATATGAAAAAAATCTTTTTGAGGTTTTTCCAGAACTTGAAGAATTTTATGTACCATAAATAAAAAGAAAGTATCTAACAGATAAATAATACTATTATGTTTTTGACACTATTAACATTTATCACAGCTATATCCATATCGGCTATAGCCGCTGGGTATTCTATTATAGGGTTAGCAACATTATTTGCTGGGGCTGCAGTACCTATTATTGCAATGGGAACTGCTTTAGAAATAGGTAAGTTAGTGGCCGCCACTTGGTTATATCATAATTGGCGCTCAAACATATCAAAATTACTGAAAACTTATTTATTCACAGCAATTATAATATTAATTTTCATTACATCAATGGGTATCTTTGGTTTCCTATCAAAGGCACACCTAGATCAAGTCAAACCAATATCTGGTAATAATATTAAAATAGAATTATTAGATAAACGAATTAATCAACAAAATTTAATCATAGTACGAGCAGAAAAACAATTAGAATTATTAGATAAAGCATTAGAGGTTTATATTGATAAAGAATATGTTAGTAGAGGACTAAAAGAAAGAAAAAAGCAGAAAGAAGAAAGAGATTTTTTAAATGAGGCAATTAATAATGCAAGTGATGAGATTGCAACCTTAACAACTGAAAAATCAACTTTGGCGTTAGAACAAGATAGAATAGAGGCTGATGTAGGACCTATTAAATATATTGCAGAATTAATATATGGTGAAAATGCAAAAGAACATTTTGATGAGGCAGTTAGGTGGGTTATAATAGTATTAATATTTGTATTTGACCCATTAGCAGTACTACTATTGATTGCTGCTAATATATCATTAACTCAATGGAAGATGAAACGAAGTCTTACAATAGGAGATGAAAGAGAACGTTTAAAAAGGAGAGTTGATGTGTTAGAAGGAAGAAATAAAAGATTAAAAATATTTAAAGACTTAACAAAAGAATTTGGTGATAATCCAGACGAGATTCGTCTTAAATTGGATCAAATATATGATTGGAATAACAAACAAGACAAAATATAGGGGCTTGACTTTCATAGATAAGTAAGATATAATGAACATAAAGGATAAATGCTATACTGTAGGAGATGTTATGAATATAAAAAAGAAAATTGAAGTGTTGAAAGAAACAATTGCTTGGTTTAAAAAGAAAATTGAACCACACGATTGTGGATGGATGCACACAACAATAGATGGAATCAAACATAGAATAAGTGAATTGAGGAAAGAGATGAGGAAGAAATAATGCAAAAGATAGAAAAACTACAATACAATTGTTTAACTATGATAGCAAAATCTATCAACGGTACTTGGGCATTTAATTTTTGGACTAACACATACGATAAGTTAGTTAAAAAATATGGCAGGCGTGTAAGTTTAAACTAATGCCTGGCAAGTGGGATGGCAAATCCAGGATAACAACCAAAACATATAAAGATAATTACGATAGAATCTTTGGTAAAAAAGTTGTCCAAGAAGTTTCTGTTTTCAGGACGGCCTGGGAAGAGAAACAAAAAGTTGAAAAAAGGAAAAGAAAAAAATGAAAAAAATAATAATGATAATAGGAACACTTTTAATAACAGCTGCAATAGCAGGTTGTTCTATACCTAAAAATCCAAAATTAACTTTTGGCAAGAAGTGTGTAGATAAAGGTGAAAATATTGTATATTCATATCTATGGTTATATGATAAAGAAGGCGGCCTAGAAGCAAACGAAGAAACTTGTAAAAAGATAGACTAGTTTTAGATGGCAAATTGTAAATTTAAATAAGGAGAAAAATGAACACAATAATACAAAAAATAGGGTTATGGCACTCTAAGATATTTGGATTTCTTTCTAAAAAAGCAAAGACTTCAAAATTTTGGGCTATATTGTTAACACTCGCTGTGTTATACGAAATTGTAGAACACATAGTCTGGCCTATATTAGTGCCATGGTTAATGTACTTACAATGGTTTAAATAAGGAGTTTATATGGCGATATACACAAAACTGATGGACTTTGTGAAAGTGTATCCGAAAACGATTCCAGATAAAATCTGTGATAATATTATAGAAAAGTTTGAAAAAGGCAAGAAGGTCGAATCTTATGTTGGAATGGAGGATAAACCTCGTGAAGGTGGAGAAGGGCACAAAGATTATGACATACGACATGGTACAGAAATAAACATAACAAGTTCTAAAGATGATGAGTGGAAATATTATCATCAAATGTTGCAACAGAATGCCATTAAATATATAAATCAATATAAAGATGATTTAGAAGAAGCTCATAAGGAAGCCTCTAAACATATTCGGGGTATGTCTGGTGAGGTTGGTGTTAATTCTGGATTTGGGCAGTTTTATGTTCCAGAAAATCAAATTAGATTGGAACATTTTAGGGTTCGTAAATATGCAGTTATGAGTAAAGATTTACCCAAAGGTGATTATTTCAACCTACATATTGATATACAAAATTATTATACTGCAAAACGATTAATGGTGATTTTGTTATATTTGAATGATGTCAAAGAAGGTGGTGAAACATCTTTTCCTTTTTTAGATTATGCAGATGGTAATGGTGCAGTCAAACCAACTAAAGGAAGTTTATTGATGTTTTATCCATCATTTATGTATCCACATACAGCTTATCCACCAATATCAGAACCGAAATATACAGCACAAACTTATTTACATTATGCTGATGGAGAATAAATAATTTAAAATAATGACTTATATAGTTAACGAAAAATGTATCAAATGTAAGTTGATGGACTG